AGAAGAAATTGTGACCAATAATAAAAATTCCAGAGAGCTTGCACTCTCCTTAAAAAACTTATTAGTCGTTTAGTCTAGTGCTAACAGGCAATACTTGCCTGAAGCTCTCATCCGGAAGATATAAATATCTCCCCACCTATGGGCCACCCATAGGATTTTAAAGTCCATTCACAGTCGTAGAGGCAGCTGGATAGCTGGTCTCACGGAACATGATAGGACAACCAGTAAAGAATCCTAGATTGAAATCCTCACCAGTAGAGACATAACACGTTACATGTGGCATGTCAATTGGTTGCGCACGCATCTCAAAACGCAATTCATGAGCGTGTCCGAAGACGTCATTAATTGCAAGAGAATCTGTGCGCTTAGACGGCAAAAACCGTCTATTGTCATAAAATGGCAACTCGTACTCAAGTACGGGATTAGCCTGTTGGGGGGTAACAAAAGTACCCGCAAATCCTAAGGATGACGCTTCAATATATTCGAGAGTTCTCTCGTTATTAGTTGAAGTATCAACTTGGGAAATTGCAAAAGTAACTCGGTCATAAGAAGTAGTACTTCCAGGATTGACACGAGTCACAGACAAAAGTCCCCCTCTACCTTGAATTCCATGGCTGGCTATGACTTTCCAGCGTAGAGATCCCTTCCAACCCGTAAATGCGGGTAAAAGCCAATTCAGAAGAGTTGGCTTAACATAATTAAATGGAGTGGGATCTGCAGGCAAGGCAGAATTGTGTATACCATTCGGATCGTAACCCCAAAAATAGGGAAGATCGTTCTGGCGAATGTAGAACACGTATTCCCCAATATTGTTAGGGACGTGAACTGAATGAAGCGTATAACGCTTCAACATTTGGCGAAATGAAGTGATTGGATCACCGAAAAACACTTTCTGAGTATCATCAGAAAATGGTACAGGAGCTGCCATGTGTGACATGGACTCCGTTTGCATTGGGCGATCTTCATCTTCATTTCTATCTCCATCTGGCTGAATCAAAGTAGCCTCCCCAGATTGGGGGACCACACCAGATTGAGGTTCGTACACCGTAAATCGATTGAGGGTGGTATCATGCGGACAGGCGACTTCAAAATCGTCTCCCATTGACACAAAAACATTTACCTTAATGTCATTATTTGCTGTACTATTTGGTGTTGTAAGCTCGTTAACAACGTAAACACCTATCAAACCGTTCTCCTCAAAATCATTTGAAACAACGGCCAATTCTCCGGCTGTCCAAGGTAAGCCAGAAGAACCAGGTTCTTCCACTTCTGCGAAAGACCGGTTAATACCCCATCCAACACATACAGTGAAATCACGTTCCTTAGCAAGATCAACCACATGAGTAAATTTCACATTATACTCATTGGTAGTCAATGCATGTGGATCGTAAACCACCTTAAGACGTCCTTTATGGTAAGCTGATGCAATAATCTGAAAACGAAATTTCATAGTACCACGCCAATATTTGAAAGGCATGGCTGCATAGCAACAAGCTGGAAAATGATATTCCAACTCCGTTCCAGGCGTCGTCGTGTCAAACAGGGCAGGAGTGACCTTTGCAGACCACAATGCAGTCTCAGTAGTCGCAGAAACTAACCAATCAAAATTGGTCAGATAACTCTCACGACAAGCCACCGACTGAATCGTCATCTCATCTGCACCACCTAATCCCATAGTTCGAGAATCTACTGACAATTCTTGTTTAGCATCCATTGTCAACCTATTAACGGTATCTGGAGCATTAGTATTTGCCATATTACCCGCATACTGGGGTCTAAAGGTGTGCACGTCAGTAAGGACTGCTGGTCGAGAATAGCCAAACATTTTGGCTATATTTGCTGTAGTATTAGCAGCCATCTGGGTGGCTAAAGCATAAGGCCTTATCATGGGCACATTAGCTAAAGCTCCTGCAACTTTTGCTACTACAGCAGCTGGGCGAGAAATTAAACCATCTCCGTATTCATCTTTCGATTTTTTAGCAGACTTCTTAACTTCACCAGATTGGGGAGCAATAGA